CCAGGTCAGCCTGTTCTGTGTCGCTCAATGTCCACAGCGGGTTGAACTTGATCTTGATCTTCGGCACCTCATCCACCTCGCCGGTAGCCAGACCAGCCTGGAAGATGACGGACAGCAGGTAGCGGAGGTTGCTCTTGACAGACCGCTTCTGGATACGGCCTACAAAGCTGTACCAGTTTTCCAGGTCGCTTTCACCGGTCGAGTTCATACCTGCAGGAGATCTGCCAAACAGGGTCGTCTGCGGGATGTTCGTCAGTGCGGACAGGAAGTTACAGCAGGTGTCGATGACCTCAGCCACACCGTTGAACTGGAACGACTTGAAATCGTAATCTTCGCCCTCGCTGTCAATTACCAAGCTGTTCAGGAGTCCACGGGCAAGGTCGATGACCTGCATCCTTTTCAGGACCAGGTTCTCGCCTTCTTCGGTGGCAAGCAGGTTGGCCAGTTCCTTCATCTTGTAGACCGGCTGTACAGAGCGATCCAACATTCTCGGGGCACTGCTGTGAGCCAGCTCCGTATCCCGGAGTGCCTTCTTCAGGCGGATGTACTCAGGCATACCCCAAAGCTGATACACGGAGTTGCTGGAGTTCTCAGGCAGGACACCATTCTGGAACACAAGGCATCTACTCTCGTGCACCGTGAATGTGCCGTACCGGCTGTTGACATGGTAGTATTCAGGCATACCCAAGCGACTGCCCCGTGTATCAAACGGGTTTCTCGGGTCATAGCTGAACATCGTGGAGTAGTCAGGCTGGATAACGGAACGGTCATACACCCGGAGGTCGTCAATGGACTTGATGTTCTTCCAGTCCAGAGGATCCTCCAGTCCGCCGCCGTCGTTAATCAGCATAACAACAATCGAACCGCCAAAGAGCCGCATCCATTTCAGGGCGGTCATACCGGTTTCGTCCCAGTCCAGCTCATCCAGAGCTTCCCGGTAGAAGTTCTCCAAGTCATCGTCGGATACATCTTCCAGAGTGAAGCCTCGCTTAAACGCTTCCTCGGCAGGTGCGTCGATGATCTTGGCGAACAGGCCGTTGCCCTCGTAGAGCATACTGAGGGTTTCATCCGGTATCGCCGGCTCAGGCTGGAACTGGTAGTGTTCGTGGCTATCTTTCGAGGTGCCATACCGAGTCACCATATTCATATAGCCGTCTTCACGGAACGGACGGACTGCCTTGCCGGTCTGCTTCTCGATCAGCCGAGCATAGCCACGGATGCGTTCCGCCTGACTCCGTTTCTTTTCGTTCATTGGTATCACCTCTTAATCAAACCAGATTTGCTACATTGAACACATTGCGTGTTTCGATCTCCGCAAAGCCGTTGGCAGATGCGTCGACCATATCCTTGAAGGTGCTGTCCGGGAAATTCTCAAGCTGGAGCAGGTACTCCTCATTCCACGGACCGTACAGCAGGTCAAAGTTGCCTGCCTGCCACTGTGCTGCCATAGGCTCAGCACGGGCTTCCTTGCTGCCGGTTTCTGCCACAGTCGTGACATCGAAGCCAGACAGGAACTTGATGTAGGACTCAGCCTGCTCCTTACCTGCCTGACCGGGATCCTTAGGCAACCGGATACGGACACGCTTGTATGCCGCTCGGTCTGCCTGAGCTGTGAGCTTGATCGTTTGACGGACATCGGAGGCGGACATCTGCCTGTTGATAACATCGGCTACTATGTACCGTCCGTTCTTCCGCTTGCCGATCAGTACGCCGGCGGTGTATGCCGGGTCTCCCTTGTCTGTCTTTTCTGTGGCGGCCAAGTCCCAACAGCGTACCCATTGGATGACATCCTCCGGGACCCGCTCAAGGATCTCGCCAAGCTGAGTCCGTTTGAAGTACAGACCGCTTGCCGCACGGATCTTCCAGTTGCCGTTCAGCAGTCGCTCACGCTCAACAAGGGACAGAGCCATCAGGTTCGCCTCGTACTGAGGGTTCACCTTCAGCAACTCCTGATTGTCCTTCAACTGGGACATAATGAATGTGACAGACCGGGGCTCCAGTTTCTGCCTCTCGGTTACGAGGTTGAACTGCTCCCAAAGCTCCTCTTTCGTGTTCGCCCAGTACAGGGTCTCATTGCGGCGGATGAACCACCGGATCTTACCGCTCCGCTCAGGGATGGGGTATCCGGTCTCCTGATTGATCCACCACGAGATGAACTTGGCTACCCAGCTATCCGCATCCGGGTTGCAGGTTGCCCGAACAAACGGGGTAACACCGCAGGTAGAACGGTTACGGGACAGCATATAGAAAAACGCCTTTTCACTAAAGTGGGTCAGCTCGTCGAAGCCGATCTCGCAGATCTGGGAGCCTTGCCACTTATGAAGTTCTTCATCTCGCTCAATGTGGGCGAACTTGACTGACGATATTGTGTTGCCGTCCTTGTCGCAGAACTTCCACCTGCCCAGGGACATCTGCGGTACTGCACCCCGGATGCCTTGGTACATTTTCAGGGACTCATCCCAAAGACCGCCCTGCGAGAAGATCTGGTTGAAGTTACGACGGAATATCGTACAGCCGAAGCCTTTGACATTCTTATGCCGCAAAGGTGATAACAGCAGGCCGAACGATTTACCGCCGCCTGCTGCACCTCCGAAGATACATATCTGTGCCGGGGTAGCCACTACATAAACTGTTCTTGCGGACCTTTCTGCGGTTTAAGAACAGTTGCCATAGTGCATCCCCCCTTTACTCGGCAGAACCTTCTGCCGCAGGAGGATCTTCTTCTTTCGGTTGGCAGTCCTCCTCACTGTCCATCTGTGGCATATAGATCACCACATCGTTATCGCCGTCCTCGTTCTGCATATTCATTGCAAGGCTGGCAGGATCTCCCCGGTTAAGGGCTGCGACCTTGGCGTCAAGCTCAAGCTCTCTGCGGCGATCCGCAGCAATGCTCTCACGCTCCTTACGGGTTTCCTCAGGTTCATAGCCACCCATCCGCATCAGCGTCAGGTATGCTTCCAGATTTCCACCCATCGCCATCGAGAACAGACGGGCGTGGAGGGCAATCATATTGTTAAACTCATTCTCCTCGATGCCGAGCTCTGTGAGGTTCTCCCGAACCTTGGCGTTCTTGGTCATCTGTGCAAGGATGTACTGAACAGCCTCTCTTGCATCCTTCTTCGCTTTCCGGACCTCACCGGATTTCAAGCCTCCGTTTCTCCCCCTCTCACGGGCGGTTTCGGAGTCCTGGATCTTGTTCTCCTCGAAGGATTTCCCCTTCGATTTTCCGCCCTTTTTCTTGGAGGATTTCTTTGGCTTTTTTTCAGGCTCAGTATCGCCCGGTTGCTCCCCGGTTTGAACCTGCTCCAATTCGGTTTCGTTTTCGGCCATAATTTACCTCGTTTCTTACGAACGAAAACAACCTCCCAGCACGAGGCTGTGGAGGCTGTTTTACGGGCTTATTTTTTACGGGGTGAATTTATACCCCATACAGGCATTTGAGAGCTGCTATACCCAGCCCCACGGTTCTATCTACATCTACGCCGATGCTCTTGTAGAACTCAGGGTGGACAAGGCACTCATAGCCCCTCTTAATCAGGTCCGACTCTGTCTTGCTGATCCCAAGGCGAAAATCCTTGGCGATCCGGAGGGCTTCTCTGTATTCCCCTTCCGCTACCAGCCGGCGGACCCGGTCAGACTTGCGTTCCATATTTCTGCTCGACCGTGATCTTACGGTCATCGAAGGGCAGCTCATATCTCCGGGGGTTATGCTTCAAGAGGCAAGCATTGATGTCCCGGTTCCAGGAGCAGTCATCAAACAGGTTGACTTCCAGGGGCGTGAGCAACCGCTGGTCATTCTCGATGGCGTGTACCGCATCACGACCGAGCTTGTACTTGCCGTAGGTCGTGTGCCAGTTATACGCCCAGTCAGGGAACAGACCGTTCACTCTGGGGCACTGGTCTACCGGCTTGGGCACCGTGATCTCATCCATACGGAACGGAGTCCACAGGTCCATATTGGGCAGGGCAAACAGATCGTCACCATTCTCCCTCTGTGTCCACATCAGGATAATCGCCTTCGCTACGAAGATGGTCTCCTCGTTCGGCTTGGTCATAAAGTCGTTCGCTCTGCTCAGTGCGGCAAACTCGCTCTCCAGGTGCGGGTAGAAAACAGACATCGTTTCATTCAGTGCTTTCCAGAAGTCCTTCCGGGACAATTTGAAAAGCTCGGCTGCGTATCGTCCGGTTGCGATCATATCCCGCTTCCGGATAGCCTTGCAGAGTGTCTGCATCAGCGTGTGCTTATCGAGACCGCTGGGTTCGTCTGCATACATCAGGTTGCATACGAAGTAGTCTGCGTCCCGGTTCTTCTTGGCTGCACAAAGCAGAGCCAGTGCTTTTGTCAGGCTGTCCTCCGTGCCGTATTCACACAGGGGCAGGATCTCTTTCGTCAGGATGCCGTAGCAGTCCTCGGCAGAAATGACAAGAAGCCGCTTTCTCAGGTACGGTGTGTACTGAGGCAGCAGCTCCCATAAGCAGTGTCCTGCGATGTCGTAGTCGCCTTTCCGGATGGCGTTCTGCATAGCAGAAGTTACCTCCCAAAAAGACTTACCGGTTCGTGTGAGCATTTGATACGCCAAATCATCATCATCCTTTCCAAGTTCAGTATCGTATCCAGGGTAATCCTGTATCTTAATCTTACAATATCTACCGCCTAAGTCAAGGGTTTTTTCGGGAAAAGACGGTGTTTTTTGAACTTTTCAAGGAAAAATGCTCAAGCTATCCACCCTCCCGGCTTCGCCGGTCGGGCGGCTATCTTTTCACATTGATGTGGGGTACATTCGTCTTCATATTGTATGAGAAGTATTTACCCCATTTGGATTTCATCAGGTTGATGCTTGCCACCTGGTCTCCCCGCTTCTTGCCCGATGCTCCGCCTTCGTTGGTATCTGTCAATCCCTTCGAGCAGAAATACTTCGGTTTCAGGATCACCCGGTTGGTCAGCAGCTCCTGAAGGACAAGGTCGATGTCGTAGTTATACTCCAGCTCCTTGACACACTTGGACTTGAATGTCCGCCGGTTCACCCAACGGACTGCACCCGCACATCCCTTGAACGAGAACTCACAGTCGTAGTTCCAGGGGCGGATGGTTGCGTCAGTTGCACCGAACCCGATGCCGAGATCCCACATCAGCTGGCCTACTCTTTCGAGTTCACCGGTAATGAGGTCAGGATCCGAGATCGACTCCGTTTCAAACATCCGGTAGTAGAAATGGTGGAT